AGGGTTGGTGCGTTTGCGTGAAAGCCATGACTTAGGTATTGTTTGGTGTGCATATTTTATTCCTTTCTTTTCGCACCAAGCTGCGTAGGTGGTGTCGCTTCCTTTACGGATTTTGTTTCTCGCATTCTGAAACACCAATCTAATATCTAGATGTGGATGTTGCTCTCGTACCAACAAATGTTTCTTACGATCTTCTACTGTCCATACTCCTTTAGCTTCGATGATAATATCACCAACGATAAAGTCAGGTGTGTAGGTTGCAGTCTTAGTATACTCCAACTTCAAAGTCTCGTACTGAAAGCTGACACCACCACGCCTAAGCTGTGATGCTAACTTTTCTTCGAAGCCTGATCTGTAATTAGAAGTTCGACGACAGGATTTCTTCTTCCGTTTCTTCCGCATCGAATCCACCCTCTAAGTTTTCACCGCCATTAACAAATCCTTCTTCTTCAGTAGTGAATCCGAACGCAGATGCTGCGATACTGGATACTCCACCTTCTCCAAGTTTAAGGACTTGTACTGCTTGCAACTCAAACGATACTCCGAATCCCATCGATGCTGTGTACCAGAACTTAGGACGGAACGCTACATTAACTGTGCTACCTCCATATACTTTTACTTCAGGATCAAGGTGTTTACCAGCGGAATCATACAGAGCAATAGACAAGTGATAAGCACCACCATCCATCTTTCTTCCTCCGGCTTTTAGCTTTGCTTTGATCAGGTATCCACCGTCCACTTCATCAATAGGAAACTCACGCTGTGTGATACCCTTACCTGGATGTTGTTCCTGTACTTCACGCAACTCTTCCTCGTACAACGGACGAAGCTTTTGTTTGATAGCGTCTGCTTGTTCTTTGTTAATGATGAGATCACAACTGTACACGCCAAACTCCGGATCAAACTTTTTGTTTGGTTCGTTAAGGTGACAGTACTTAGCCACGCCTTTTACTTTTATAATCTCGTGTTTCTTTCTAGCTTTCAGTGCCATATCTATTATTTATTATCGGTGTTAAGACAGCAGATACTTCATTCGATTTACTGCGGAGACATCTAGGTCTCCAAGTTCAGGCACGGATGGAAGTTCTGCGGTCGGATGGTTGTTGATTTGCTCCATTCTGAACTCGGTCAGGAGATCAACAGAAAAAGTCTTCGTGTACATCTGTCGTACAATCGTATTACATTTTCGTACATTACAAGCGTGTGTCACGAAACAGTCATGGATTGTAGCCAAGTCAAAGTCAACCTCATTAGCTACTTGGTGTACGATACATGCGTCTAAGCTGTGGATAAAGTTAGCAGTCACTGCGTTGCCGTGGTGCTTGGTATCTATGTCATCTGTCTCAGCGTAGGTGTTTATATATACAGTGGTGTTATCAAATACAGATTCTATATTTAACTTCTTATACTTACGAAAGCTCTGCTTAACTTTGAATCCTGTAGGTGTTGTCCAAGTGATACCGTTCTCGTAAGGTAAGCATCGAATAGTTTCACGCAGATACTTCATCACCTTGTTAACAGGTTTACAAACTTCACCTGCTATCTTGTTTATTATATTACTGATCCAAATAACAGCAGTTAACATCTCACCTGTGCTACTCCACGGATGATTAATACCTATACTCTTAAATAAATCTTGTACTAAGTTATAACTGGTAGCACCGTATGGTCTGTTCATCACTGCCATCTTAGCAATCTTTCTTTTGATACCGTACTGCATCCAAGTCTTAGCTACAACACTACCGTCTTTCTTCAGCTCATCATAGATACGATCTGCTACATACTGGTACATGTCATTCGCTTTATCTTCCTCCACCAGGTTGCACATCCGTCCGGTATTCTTATCTCGTAATAACAACGATAGTATCTGCATACCATTATTAGAACAGTCCTGACGCACAGGTAAGTAGCTAACATATCCGTATCCCTCCTCCCTGAACTTCTTAAACTCTAAACAGAACCGCAGGAAACAGAACGGATCGGATGCATCTGTCCACCAATCAGTACCGTGTGGATCATTCGCTGCTTCCAATATAAAGTTCTGTCGTTTACCTACCCACTCAAGTCTCTCCTCTCGTGTACCTTTTACTCCCCACATGTTAGCACCGTGTACCAGTACAGCTTCCAAGTCCTCTTCATCCACCACTTGCTGACCGTTCTTGAAGTCTAACAAACTCTTAGCTAAATCAGAACCCTGTGGATGTAAGTAGTACGGAATAGCGTACACTCTGCCCCTGTAATCACAACGATACGGAAAGTATATCTTTTCCCACTTACTGTACATCTTAGCTAGGTGTAGTATGCGACAAGCTTGGAATCTTTTTGAGCTGTTACTAGCGTTGGTAGTCTTTATATCTTTCTGCTTTAACTTCCACACACTTAGCTCATGCTCATCACCACCTGTATAGTACGGTTGCTCAGGTATCTCTCCAAATTGTGGAATGTTTCCTACTACCCTTTTGTTTTCCCAACACTTTAGAGTAATATCTAACATGTCCTTATTAACCTGCCACTCCACCTGTTGTAATCGGTTAACAGCACTCATCACATGGTCGTAGTTATTCCCTTCAAACCATTCAACAGGTTTACCAGTAAAAAACTTCTGTGCAGGTAACTGTTCAATATCATATCCACCACCTATCAACTCGTGCCAATCAACGGGTCGGTCAGGTAATGCCATCTTAAACACTTGCCCCGCTTCCTTCCACTTATCAAACCGATGTATCCAATCCTTAAACTGTCTAGTAGGTAACACAAAGCGTTCAGGTATTTTTAAATTACTTTTACCTTCACGGAATCCTATTTCAAATAAACCAGTACAACATCTGATCTCCTCAAGCAACCAACACCCTAAACTTACCTTGTTCCTGTGATCCCACAGTTCAAACCTTACATCTTCGTACTTATAAAACTGCTTGATCTTACTTTGTTTACTACGGTCAGGTATAGCTAACAAGTCTTGCTTGTTGTGACTCAGGTTCTCCAGTGCATACTTCCATCTAGCTTCATTCTCAAATGCTTTACCGATACGATGCCCCATCTTGCCAACAGCTAAGTGGTTGTCTAAGTTGTTAAGAAAGGTACGCAAAGCGATAACAGCTATCTCATACGGACACATGTCCATTACAAAGGTCAGGTAAAGTGGTGTTGTGTACCCTGGACTGGTGAACTGGTCGATGATGTGCTTCACTCTGTCCCCTAACTTCGGACACATACTCTGTAACATACGCTTGCACGATGCTGTGTGACTACTCTCTCCGTCTTGTCTGAGCTTTGCTTGTCGGTTACGATACGCTACCCGTCCCCACTCACGCATCCGTGCTACATGGCTACTCATAGTTGTTCTCGTTCTTGAAATTAAACCAACCTGTGTTCATCACCCGCTGTTTCGATGTACGATAAGCAATAAGATTACCGTTCTCATCACGGACATATTCTCCGTTAGCGTCCCGCTTGAATCCGGTTATTTGATTGTTGTTCCAAAAGTAACGAAAGCCATCGTTCAAAGCCTTGTGGTCAATCGGTACAACAGGTACATCATTCCACTCGATCTCGTAATAATCTTCGGTGTTCATCTCTCAGTATGTCAGCTTCAGCCTCCCAAAACAGGTCAACTCTTTCTCGGATCATCGTACCCGTTCCACCTGAGCCAATGTTCGATCTCTTCTTCATCACCTTCAAACTCTTTAATCTCTTCCAAAAGCCACTCTCTTTCTCTCTCTTCTTCATCTTGTAAATCATATGGGTTATTGCTGTTCAGCCAGTTGTCGTAGTTTACTCCGTTCATAGGGTTATGGTTTTGTAGTTGTTCATTAAGATTGTCAACAAAACATACCACGGAATCTTATCACCTTTTGCACAGTTATCTTTCTCCCATAACGGCTGAAGATTCTGCCAGTTAAAACATACCTTTTGATGACTCGGTTTGGTAAGGTCAAAGAATGCACACGGAATGATGTGATCGATATGCCACTCTCCATAATTATCCCAAGACATACCTTCTGTAAACTGAGACTCAAGATGATTTATAACATGAGTTATTTCACAACCTATTAATTCTTTTGTTTTGTGAGCTTTTTTACCGGATGAACGCTTGATAGCCTCTCGTAATCGTCCTCTCAATCTAATTGATATTTTATATGATACATCATTATTTACACGATTCTTTATTCTTTTATTAATTCTATCTCTATTGTTTTTATCCCGATCAGATATTCTCTGTTTATTTTCCTGATACCAGTTGTCAGTGTACTTTTTTATTTTTCCTAAATTTTCAGAGTAATAAGTCTTGATCCTGTTTTGATAGTGATCCGTTTTCTTAACCCTCTTATAATACTTACAACTATCTTGTTTTATATAAGACAATATATCTTTTGTAGTCCAACGCTCTTTACCGTTAATGTAGCCCCTAAAATAACAACCACTAAAACCTCGGTTAGGATGATTATCGCCCCTCGTAAAAGTTCCCTTTGGACTGCCTGTTTGTAACACGCTTTGGTTTATCTGGTCTTTATTCCCTCCCTTTTTATATCTCGGTATCATTATTCCTCCTCCAGTTTCTCAAGGTGTTCTTTATAAAGTTGTAAGGACAGGTAAAGGTCAAGCCATCTTCCGTCCAACTGTCGGTTCATATCGTTATTAAAAATGTGGAACATCAGCTCCTCGGTCATGTCTATTGGATCTAATAGTATCTCTTTCATCGGTTTATTAATCTCGGTAAAGTGTGGCGATGATCAGCACAAATATAAATATCAAAGTAAAAACAGTTATAGCACTCATAATAGTTAAGTATTCTCCTTCGGTTAGGTGTTCCATGTCTCCTCGTAGTAAGTGTTACCATCATGTCGTTCATTGGTAGCTATGTGACCAATATGATTCACAAAGTGATGCGGTGGACCATAACAATAAGTGTCTTCATCTCCGTGTACAACTGACCATATCTGATCATCATCATAGCCGTGATCTTTAGCGTCTTGCCAACTATCAAAGTAATCACCGCTCGGTTTGCGTAGCTCCTCAAAAGGGAAATCTTGTTCGTATATATTAGTAGGATTATTCATTTGTTTATTGGGTTGTCGGTTGTCTGTCGGATCACTCCTTCAATCGTACTTACAGGCTTTCGGTTAAGTAGTTCTTGCTGTAGCTCAACTAGTCTATCACGGACACGTAAGTTATCAGGTAAGCGTTCCTTCACGGACAGGTAATGATCGATCAGCGTTTGCAAGCTCGGTTCGTCAAGCGTGGAAAGATTAGAAGGATCGGTTAGGTTATCTGTCATAGTTATGTTCATCACAGGTTTTGCCTTCCCGCTCCCTCCCTTGCAAGCTAATTCCACATTCTTTACATTTCTGGACAGGTACTCTGTTTCGATAGTATTGTTTAAGTCTGGCTTTTATTTGCTCGTACATATGCTCTTTAGATTGAGCTTCACCCTGAACCATTGGTAAGTCTTTACACTTCCAAACGATAATAGGTAAAGCTCGGTTAATGCTGTCGATACGATAAAAGAAAGCTAGGTTGTTGTATATAAAACTTACTGACATTCTAACACCTCGCAATCATCTGCATCATCAGAATCTGTACGCCATCTCTTAACGATCACCTCGCCATCAATCGAATCATCAAAGTAATACTCATAATTCCCACAGGTGATCCAACAGCAAGCTGTCTCTATATCGGTTGAATCTTTGTCTTTAGGCATCTCTATTTTCATGGTCAGGTAAGGTTAAGAAGTAAAGTAGATTAAAGCGAATAGCCAAAAACTACCAAATGCTAAGTTTAGGATGAGAAGGTCAATTAGTTTTTGTTTCATAGGTAATAGAATTAGAAGTGAGCAATTAATACGCAATCGTCATCCCAAGAAATTACAGAGGTATAGTCCGAGAAAACATCTCTGTACTCATCTTCTTCTTCACACATCTCGAAAGCGTCAAGGTGTTTAAAGGCATCTATACAATCTTGTTTTGAATCGTACTCTGTGTAATCACAGCAACAAGCGATTGGATCAAGTTCCAGTTCAACTCCGCAATCTTCCTCATACTCTGTGAGATATTGAAAGAGATGCTTGCGAGCTTTTACGCTAAAGTTAGTACCTCTGTTATATTGATCGAATGAATTAACGAAGTCAGATTCTGTAATGGTTCTTTTCATAGTAGTATTTTGTTTTATTGGATTGATAGTTAGTTAAGTCCTGTGATTTTTCGGACGATGTTCCAAGCTGTATCGCAAGGCTTGTCGAAGTCAATACCATGTTTTAACCATTGGCTGTGAATCTTTCTGCGTTTGGCGTAGCTCGCGTCTCTTAAATGAAATCGAAAATCATAATGCCAAAAGTAAGCGATGCCCATATAGTCAGGAGTTCTTACAAGTGTCTTGTCTAGATTGAGAAGGTTTAAAGATGCTTCCCATGTTAAGGTTTCGGTGTTTAGGTTCATGGTGCTATTTCTTTAATGATTCGTACCCTCTAATGACATTTGATTTTTGACACATATAAGCATCAAGCCATAAGTATTGATTTTCGGTGAATATCCCGTGATTATAGAGACGCTCTAAACTTTCTTCTAATCGCATTAGAGCTTCCATGTCTTTGACCTTATCTATTCTTTCAATAGCTGATTGGTAATTTGATTTACTCATTTTCTTATTTTGTTTCTGACAAAGCTGAATTGCCTTGCTGAAATCACCCATGCCACAAGCTTGCCAATACTTCCATCAAAAAAAGTTAAAATGATGATTGTATTAGTTGTACTTATCAAAGCTATTAGATTTCAATCATTTCAATTTAAAATGAAAATAGAACTTGGAAGAAGAAAAACAAACACAAGACTAAACATCAACGCATCATGATAACTTGATACGATAGCCAGCGATTTGACGAGCTATTGATGACCTGCTAATGCAACTTACTTGCAATAAGGAAAAAAAAATAAGCAATAAAACCTGATTTCTAGCTGATTTGTTACATAAGTCATTGATTACCAAGGCGAGTTCGGGCAATATGTATTATGTCTAATTGTATAAATACCCCCTCCCTTTAATAATCTTGGG